CCTTTCCTCCGGCGAAAGTTCGCCATAGATCTCTTTCATCGTCGAGAGTATTTCTTCCTTTCGACTCATTTGCTTTCTTTTCACGTAATGCACCCCCTTTCCCGACCTTGATCAGTCTTAATCCCCTTCACCGCCGTTCCTCATGGCTAACCGTTTCGTCTTAGAAACTAGGGGGGCTATCGCGTCATCAGTTCACCATTCTCGAACTTCCACCGCTCGACTTTCTTCTCGCCGTAGTGAGTTTTATTATGGCAGTCCTGACACAACGCTTGAAGGTTTTCGAAGCTCAGGCTGATCGTCGGGTCTTTGTAGTTTGCTTCAGTCAGATATATCTTGTGGTGAACTATTCGCGCTGGTCTCAGTCTCCCATCCTTGAGGCACCGCTCGCAGAGATGATTGACTTTCTGAAGATACAGCGCTCGAGTATTCTCCCACGCTTTCGACTTGTAGAAGCTCCGCTCAATACTTCTCATGATACGAGCCAGAAGTCAGGGCCGACTCTATACTTGACTGTGGTATCCCCGTTCGCATCATGCCACACGTTGTTCACGCCAAGCAGAGATTTAATTTCCTGCGCCGTCAACTGGAACGTCTGCGGCGTTGCGAGCGGGTAAACAACGTCAATCGGATTCGATGCAAGATATGTATTGATTGCGCTTTCCGTATTTAGTGACGTGTCAGCCATTCGAACGACCAAGCCGCAATAATTCGTATCATATAAGCTGACGCCTTCAATGTCAGATTGTGCAAGTGAATTGTACATAGTAGGCGTCAGGCTATCGCATTTTATATCAGGCACACTTGTTCTTGGTGTTCCCAGTAAGTTATTAGTAACTGAATAACTATAGAGCCAGCCGACCGTGTTCGTTCTAGGATTCCAGTTGGTCGTTCTAATTGTTTGAGTGCCGTCTAATGTTATCTTTGCATGCGTCACCGTCAGCACTCCGCTCGTGACATCGAGCGAACCGCCGTAGACCGTCCCCGCTTCCGTCTGCCATGTGATGGGTAGGACTGCGCCAGAATAGGCGTGGTAGGTCGTGTCGGTGCTAGGGTAGTTGATGGAAATGTTGTTCGAATATGTCGTAATGCTTCCTGTTCCTGCGGTTCTGAATCGAATATAAGCGCAGTTTACAGGAGTGGTAAATGACCTACCATTCGGATATGTTGTAGTAATATCAATCTGCTGATACGAAATAAAAGTCTGGCTTGCATCATAGTAATATAATCTGAAAGCCGTGGTTTCTGGTGAAATCCAAGCGAAGAAATACGAAGTATTACCCTTGACTGAGATGTAACCCTTACTTCTAATTCTCGTGGTTGATGATTCATCTGCGCCGTTGTTGTCGATGCTTCCCTGTTCCCAGTCCTCGTTCCAGATATTCGCACCCGCCCTCGTCAAATTCAAGCCAGTAAACCCGCTAATCGGGCGCACATTCGACGGCGAAGGGTCGCCTGTGCCTGACTGGACTGCATTGATCTGCGCAACCAAGTCCTTGACTGGGATTGAGTCCGCTCCGTCCGTGAACGTGGCTATCGGGCCTGTTGCGGTCTTTGTTGGATAAACTGCATAAAGCTGTTCAAGCGAAACATCACCAGGGTCGCCCTTGTCTCCTTTAGGTCCCTGTGGTCCGACTTCACCCTGCTCACCCTGTTCGCCTTGCGGTCCGCGTGGTCCAGTTGCGCCTGTGTCGCCCTTGGCTCCAGTGTCGCCTTTATCGCCCTTGTCACCCTTCGGTCCTTGCGGTCCAGGTTCGCCATCTGGTCCGATCGGTCCCATCGGTCCAGTATCGCCCTTTGGTCCTTGTGGTCCGACTGGCCCCTGTTCGCCAGTAGCAGGCACGTGAGTATTGACCCAGATCACGAGTTCCGCGTCCCACACATACCAATAACCGTCTACTATCTTCGGATAGTGTTCCACGTTAGACTCGCACAGGTCAACAGCGGACTCGAGTGCTGCGAGTGTCTGCTCAATAGTGTCCTGCTGTGCAGGAGTCGGCTCCGTGTTAGTCGGCTTCGCCCGCTCCTTAACAGGAATGACAACAGTGTATTCTGTTTCACCGTCCGTTTCCGTGTCATGGAGATATGCCCATGCGTAGATATTGCCGGACGTCTTCAGAAGGTCGTCAGGAATAATACAAGCATTATTAGAGTATACAGACGTGATCGCGTTGCCGTGTAAGGTCTTCGCGAAATGAACTTCAAAGTATGTCGGTAAATCCTCATACACAAAGGACAAAAGTTGACCATAGTCCCACTGATACAGCGGGAGCGTGTAGGCGGTCTTGTCCCTTCCATTGAACTCTGCAAATGCTACTCTGTTTCCGTTCGGCATATTGTCACCTCGTAATATAAAAAGACCGGCGTATGGCTTGCCGGTCTTCGGTTGAAGGAGTCTTAACATCATGATTTTTTCTAAATCTTCACGATACTATTTTAACACGGAAGAGTGTCCGATTTAGTCCGCTCTTTTCTTTTTTGCCACAATTTCAACCAGCTTTCTCTTCATTCTCGGTCATCCTGGCTCTCCTTTCTCTCTGGACAACGGAAACACTTGATTGCGAACGGTTCACTAAATACATCATCACATCCATTACACAAAGCGTGTTCAGGATTTGTCGTGTGATTACATCCCACTTCGGAATTACATTCCGTCCATCCTAATTTCAACCAAGATGGGCATGCACCTGTTGTCTTATCACAAAGATAAACTGTTTTTTTCATTAGTCATCCCTCTCTTTCAAAATCTTTTCTACACAATCAGCATGAAAGAATGAAACCGTTCTGAACCCTTTCTTGAAAAGGATATAATCATCTTTCACCTTGAAATTGTCAGACTCAACAATAATAATCTGTTGATTCTGAAACATTCCTCTAGTCATGTAAACGAGATATTTCCTTCTGATTCACCACCCTTTGGCTTAAAAGCATCTCTTGCAGTTGCATAACCATCATTACAGCCTGCGATATATCCTTTTGTCCATGCTTGGTCTAACAGTTCAATGATGTGCTTTTTCATTTTTGCCAAGTCTTTATCCTTGTGCCTCAATCCATCTTGTACCATCATTTCGCTTCACCTTCTTCCATAACCTCGCTATCAAGTTTTTCATATCCTCCACCAGGCGTGTTTATCCCCATAAATCGATATAATGCATCAGCGCAAGGTTCACATAATTCTTGTGCTTGGTTTGTCTGCATTCCTATCCATAAGCGTATATATGGTATTTTCATTTCGTTATCGCATCGATCGCAGAAATACTTTCTCATTCCGCGTCACCTTCTTTCCTCATATCCGCACCGCAGTTCGGGCAGAAATTCGATCTATACCCATACTCGTGCATTTGTTTACATTCGGAACAGTATGTGTAACCATCCCATGTCTTCACGTCCATCGTCTGCTTATATATAGGCTCATCAATCCATTCTCCGTGTGGTCTTTCTTCTACTGTCGGTGCTTCGTCAATCAGTTCTCGAAGCGTGACCTCGTATCTGTTCGTGTCAATGTTATTGTCAATGACGTCCTTATTCTCTTCGATAAAAGCATCCGCATCAATCAATCTCATTTCTCATCACCTCACTCGCAAAGTTCATAAACATGAATTAAAATCTCGGCATTATATGTAAAAGAATATTTTTTCACAATCTTCAAAATTGCAATCTGTGCATCATCATTCCAGAATCTGAGCTGAGTCATACAATCGAGCAGGAGTTTGACCAGATTATCACAATCAGGCCGTGACGTCTTAAATTGGCCTTTCTTCCTCTTATCTTTAACAGGATAGTAGAATTCCACAGAAACACTCAGCGGTCCTTTAAAGGGCATTTCTGGAGCTTCTGGGCCTATCTCTGACAAATAGAACTGTCTTGCTGCTTTAATATCCTTTCCCTCAAAGAAAGTTCCATTTCGGAAATTGGCTCTTTTCATCTGAGCTGTACCTTTCGGAATCTGGTCCATGACCAGGTTAATCGATAAACATTTCATCGTTGATTCTCCTTTCACATATCTCAACAACATAATCACAAAATTCATCTGGAATCCGGGACCTGTCTTTCGTCAGTTTTATCCCTTGCGTGCCGGTCCTAGAGCCTCTAGGTGCCGCAACATGGCAAGGATCTCCATTCTTACAAGGTGGTTTAAAATCAGGGAACGGATAATTTGTGAAAATATCCGTCGGTTTCATCCGGTTGTCACCATACTGCAATATGTGATCGTATATCTCGGGATCCCTTTCATAAAATTCATCTTACGGAGACCACCACGAGGATTCTCGATGAAAAAGAATTTCGGTGCCAGAGTTCGAATCAAATCGAGAACATGCTGATTGCAAGAATCGCAAAATTTCGCATATTCTGAAACTGGAGAAAGATTTCCGTCTGCATCAGCTCTCCTGTGTTTTGAAATTGCGGCCACGGAGTAAGATGTACAATCAGGAGATGCCCAGATCACATCTGGTTGACCGAAAGACCGAAGAATCTGGCAAGCAGTGAGTTTGCTAATATCGGTATACAAATCGATATCCTCGAATGACTTATCCCAATCCACGGAAAAGACCTCATGTCCTTTTCTTTCAAAAGCCCGACCGATCGAACGAGTCCCAGCGAACAGCTCAAGAACTTTCATTTTCTTCACCTCCCCCAATAATAAAAATCGAATAAATCTTCCTCGCAAACTAATTTGAGTTCACCGTCTTTCTCCCAACATTTGACAATCCATACGACATAATAACCATCATGATTCACTCTTCCGATTAGTTCTACATCGCCATATGAATTATGACTTGCATTTAATCCTACTGCCGCATTATCCATATAAAACTTGCTACTCATTCGTATCACCTTCTTTCTTGTGCCTAAAGCCTTTCCCAGAATCGTACGCTTCTATCACTCCGTCTACAAATTCATTGAATCTAACATACGTCCCTGCGATTGCTACTGCCATCTTCTCGATGCAGTCCATAAAGTCATTTGCATCGATTTTTCGCCATTGTTCTTTCATAATCTCATCAAAGCAAACACCTTGATTGAATTCTTTCCACCAATCGTCTCCGTAATTGATGAGTTCATAGTACCCGTCTCTAAACTTCTTGAAAGCCTTCAGCAGTTCGATAATCGTATCATCGTAACCTTGACCCCAATCAATTACATCTTTTATTTCTTTCATTCTCGTCACATTCTCTCTGGTATATATGGCACCACCGCAGAGAGTGCCTGCAGGTGCAGCTCCAGCATTCTGCTCTTCTCCAGATGGATCGCCTCGCAGATGTCCCGCCAGATTAAACGGTTGATATATCGCTCGATCAGGATCGTCCGCAGAATCGGACTCTCCACCTTGTCAATGACGGCAGCCGTCTCCTTGTCTCTCTGTTCCAGAATCAGCTCGCGCCTCTCGATCTCCGCAGCCAGATCCAGATACTCCGCCATGAGGTTCTCCTGGCTGTTCCCATCGCCATGACCTTCCTGGACTTCCTTCAGTCGGATCGGCTTGCAAACCTTCTCAATGTTCGACTCCATCCGCTCGAGCCGCCGCTTTATCGCGGCGATCTCAAAGCTCATCCAAAAATTTCTATTGAGCCAATCCTTGGCTCTTTCTTCTGATTCAGTCATTGGAACACCTCCAAAGATAGTAACCGTACTGCGGATAGATGAACAGCCGCTCAAAGCCAGGGTACCGGTCCATAAACAGTTCGTCGGTCAGATCGTCCTGCACGTGTCTCTCGTAAGGGTTACCATAAATAGGCCCCTGCTTATACTTGAACGGTACGGCTGCAATAATAATGTCGCTGTGCTTCTTTGCGTACTCCAAACACTCCTGAGCCTCTTCCACGCTCATATGTTCGATAACGTCACCGAACACGACCACCTTGTACTTCTTATACTTGAACCCGCGGATGTCAGCGACGAACACCTTCCTGTACTTCTCCGTAAGTCGGTTTCTCTCCACGTTTGGCTCATATACTTCAATGGCGTCCATGATAAGGTAGTCGCTCAGGATTCGCGAGTAATTGCCATCACACGCGCCCACGTCCAAACACGTCGCCCCTTTCTTCACGTTCCTGCGGATCCAGTCGCGGACTCCATCCTTTCCCATCTCGTAGCTACTCATCTATAACACCTCCTCAGTCATCTGTCAGCTCCTTAATTGTTACCCATATCCCGGGCGCGCAGCTCCATTTCTTCCTTACCGACAGCCAAACGATTTGGCTGTCATCCATCCAGAAGCCTGTCCTGGTCATGCAGTCGATGAACGGCTTCACAATGTTGTCACAGTCCGGGACTGATGTCTTCCAGGTCTCGAACTTCTTTTTGTCCTTCGTTTCATATTCGAAACTGATAACCAACTGCAACGGCCCTGTCAGGAGTTCCGTGCTGTGCGGCCGGAGTGCGTCCATGTACATCTCCATAGTCTCCTTCAGGTGCTTCGGGATATAGTGGCCATGCTGTGTGTGCCGGACCTGCTGGGCCGTTCCTTTCGGGTTTCGCGGAAGTGACATGTAAAACTCTATCTTTTTCATAGCCTGTGTACCTCGTTGATCGCTTTATCTATTTCCGGAGTCATAAGCCCATCCTTTTCAAGCTTGTGCTTGACAGCCAGTTTTGTCATCACAAAAGTCTCGTGTACCTTTCTGTTATAGTCCATCCCTCGGCCGACCATCTCGATGATATAGTCGAGCCTATTGATCTCCGCGAAGGAAGTACAGTTTTCTTTGTCTCGCTCCAGGCGAGCAATAACATCATTCGCATCCATTTCCAAACACCTCCTCGATGATCCTCCGGACCGCAGCCGTCGGATCGGTCTCATCGTTCAATCGTGCCTCCTTGATCTTCTTCAGGAGCTTCGCCTTGACTTCCTGGTTCGGCTTCTGCATCTCGTGAAGCTCGTCGCGGATCTCGACGAGTGCCTTTGCGATTGCAGCCAAAAACCCAAGGTGTGCATTTTCTTTATCACCATCAGTTTGTGCGTTGTCTGCAAGATTGATCTCTTCTTCTGTCGTGCACATAAAATCATAATCGTCTTTCATTTTTTCACCTTTCCAATCTGCCCCGTAAGGCTTTTTTTATTTCGAGTGGTAGTTTACCTAATCAACGGCGGCTTAAAGGCCGTTGATTGGGTTACTACCCGAGAATAAATTGTGATTTTTGACACTCTATCAATCTATCTATTTCATACCCTATCAATCTATCTATATATAATAGGCTGACAGGGCAGATTGACAGGGTAGATTGACAGGGTCATTCTAGGAACTTTATGACGGTCTTCTGAGCACCTCCGCCTGTCTCAACCACATATCTGTCAGAGTAGTCTTTCAGTCTTTCCTTGACTGTGTTTCTGGACATATTCAGAGCTTCCTCGATCTCTGAGTAAGTCGCAAAACCTTTGTCCATGATGAAAGTGTCCACCGTCTCACGGAACGCGATACGCTCGTTCTTCCTTTTCTCCGCAGCAGTCTCTTTCTTAACTCCCTGGATGTGGCACTCATAGTCAGCCATCGCCAGAACGTTTCTCTCGTCCAGCATATGGATTGGAGGCAGGAAGAAGATGTTGATCGGCTTCGGAGTCCGGAACTCTCTGAGAGTGAACTCGACCCGCATCGGTGTCATCTGGTCCATGAACGACTCGAAACTGGATTGCATCGCGTCCTTGTCGCGTCCCATCTGGTACGGTGTCCGACCGCCTGCTGTCTTGTAATAGTCTTCAAGCGCGAGGGCCTGCTCCTGGGACGTCGGAAAAACATTGTCCCGCCAATTAGGATCCAGCGCATCGAGCTTATCCGTCCAGCACTTCACATAGAAGTCATTTCGGAGCGCTTCGCGTGTCTCCTGCTTGATCTCCAGTTCCACCATGTCGATCAGGGCATCCGCGTCTCTGGCGAACACTCCGGAGCCGCTTCCTCGGTCCTGAGCCTTCTTAAAGCCTTGGTCGCCCTTGCTGTGATGGTGCGAATAGATCGGCGAACAGTTTACCTGTTTCGCGATCTTATCGAGCTGGTTACAAAAGTCGCCCACGTCCTTGGCAGAGTTTTCCTCTCCGGCTGTGATCTTATAGATCGGGTCAAATATGACAGCAGAAAAGCCTTCACGAGTGTCTTTATACTCTTCTATCATCTTGGCGATCAATGCCCCGCTCATCGCTTTGAGCGGTATGGCTGAGCCGCGTAAGTGAAGAATTTTTAAATTCTCAGCATAATCATCCGGCTTGAGTCCGTACTGATCCGCGACCTGCTGCACTCTTTTCATGAATGAATATTCACTTATCTCAAGATTGATATAAAGCACTTTTGCCTTCGCGCATTGAAACCGTCCCAGAAACTTGCTCCCGGAAGCGATACACAGAGCCAACTCGATCATCAGAAAAGACTTCCCTGCTTTACTGGCCGCGGTTATCATCAGTTTATGGCCTCGCCGGAGAATGCCCTGTATGAGTTCCGGCTCGAGTGGAATATCGTCAGGATAGTCGTACACACTGCGAAAGTCCGGGAGAGTGATCTTGCTGTCCTTCTTGGCCTCTGCGATCTGCTTGTCCAGCTCGAGATCCTTCTGGAGCTGTCGGAGCTGAGCTTCGTCGTCAACAGGTGGCGGAAGTGGCGGAAGAGTCTCCGCCATTTCCTCCGGTGGTTCTTCCTGGCCGATCCAGGCATCCCAGTCTAGTACAGCCATCTGTCACCACGCTCCGTCCTCTTCGCCTCCCATTTCGACCTCTGGGTCCAGATATCTGGTCACGCTGTTGTTGGTGTAAGTGTTTCCGTCATTTCCTTTGTACGTGTTGACCTCTACCATCGCGCGACCCTTAGATCCGAGGACCGTGTTCCAGTTCATGGTCACGCCCTGACCGTGAACCTTCTGGCCAATGCAGCGGAAAAACTCGCAGAGCTTCCACTCTACCTTGTCGACCAGGAACAGGCGTTCCTTCATGACGGACTTGCCGACACCCGGCGAGCTGATCGTCAGCTCAAGAGCTGCACAGTTGCACGGCTCAATCTTTGAGCTTCCGTCGTACCATGTCTTTTCGAACTTCGTGACGGTGAACTCGTACTCTCCCGCCGGCAATACTGTAAACTCGCTTTCGTTCTCAATATATGCATCCCATGCTAAACTACTCATAACTTCATTCCTCCAACAAATTTCTTAAAATCTTTCCACTTGTCCAGAAGTCTCTTCTGGATGACATCCGGCTCAATATTCTCAATGCCGGAGTACTTACCACGGAACGCCTTGAGGATCTGCTCCTCTGTGATTCCGTCCTTTGCCATCAGAGCGCGAAGGCCCTGAAGCTCCATACTCTCTTCTGCGTCCTTTGGCGGCTCGAGATCGAAGGGCAGCTCTCCGCCTTCCGTCTGATCTGCTACCGCCGCGGGCGCAATCCCAAAAGAAATAGACGCCTTCTCTCCTTCGTAGATCTTCGCGATCGATTCGAACTTGAGCGGAAGCTCTGCAGGAAGGTCGAATCTGTTTTTTGCGTCCCAACAGGAATGGTGTGACGTGTACATGATCCGCTCCCCGCCTGTGACCTTCTTCTTCTTATCCATGCCCTCGCCGGAAGTGATGACGGTCGTCTTGTAGTTGCAGAACAGGAGCAGGTCCGCCCATTCTTTCAGGAGCGGAGCGGAACGCTTGGAGAGTTTCAGCTCCCAACGGTCGTATGCTCCCATTTCATCAGGTTGCTCAAATTTCGTAATCTTCGCGTGAGCCAAGAGCGTGACATTGATCCCCGCAAGGATCGCCGCGTCCAGTTTGTCCAGGACACGCTTGAGATCTTCCGCTACATACGTGTAGCCTTTACTGTACCCGAAGGACTCAATGCCGTCCTTTCCGTACTTCTTGCACACTTCTTTTGTGATCAGGAGTTCCAGCGCGTCGGCTGTATCAATCACAATCGTCTGGACCTTGAACTTGTCTTTGTTATTGATCAGTTCGCTGAGCGTGTCCAGGATGCTCTGCAAGTCATCCCCGCACTTCACTCGCCTGACGTTGAGGCGGGAAGTCCCGCCCTCCAGGTCGAGGAAAACCGCTCCTGGCATTTTGCTGGCAAGCGTACTCTTACCGATACCCTCGGAGCCATAGATCACAGCCTTGACAGGCATATTGACCAATCCTTCTGTAAATTCAATCATGTGTTACCTCCTTAATCGTCTGTTTCGTACCAGTCAAATGACTCTTCGTTAAAAATGTCTTTTGCCTCTTCCAGCTTCTTATCGTAGAAGCACTCACAACAGATATCTTGTCCGTCGTAGTTGATCAGTCGAGGCCATAGCTGACCACACTTCTGGCATTCAAGTAAATTTGCCATACTTATTCTCCTTTTCTTTGATTTTTCGCCACATTATGGCGACCCATATCTCAAACTCGTCATTTACTCCAGAAACGCACCATCTGAGTCCTATTTCGGCCTTATTGCCGTCGTACTGTCCAACCTCAACCCTGTCTATATTCACGGGAACCTTCCAGGAATCAGCTTCTGATTGAGTCACAGACAAACCTCTCACGCTCACGGCCTTATCACGTTGAACTTTTTCCCAGTCGTTGAGTCTGTCGTCTTTTCCGATTTCATAGCGCTTGATATACGCGCTTCCTAGCTCACAATGTCGGCCTAATGGTTCATCGTAGTCACAACAGCCTTTGATGTCGTATAAACAGGAATCACATGGGAAGTCGCTCTCTTGTTTCGCGTTGAGAATGTCCCAGATGCTTATCTGTTCCATATTAGTCACCGTTTGGGAAGTCTAGCCGGTCCTTGTCGACCACGGTCAGGGACTTCTTCCGCTTCCACTCTTCGAAAGCCTGCTTGATTGCTTCTTCTGCCTTCTTAGCAGACTGCTCCAGATCCTTTCTGACCCGTTCGGACTCTTCCCGCTGGCGCTTGAGCCAGTCCACTTCTTTCTCCAGTCTCATCGTCTCCCTGATGAGGTGCTGCGCGATCATGTAAGTCAAGACCAGGCATATGGTCGTACCGATCAGGATGCCGGCTGTCAAGATTTGAATTGCTTTATCCATGTTTTAACTCCTCCTTGGTGAAATAGGTTCGATCTCCTGGATCCTGTTCCAGTTGATTCGGTTCTTTGTGATCAGCCAGTCCGGAATGTAGATATTGAATCCGCCATCGGCTGACTTCCGTCTCCTAATCTGAATCTGTGACTTCGGCAGATAGACCGTCCTGTCCATCCTTCCGTCCAGCTTCTCGCCCTGAATCGTGATCTTGATCGCTCCAGGCGTCTGATTGATCTCTTTAAGTTGCCCTACGAACATTCGATCACCTCCCAAGGTTGCCCGACTGCCACGCTGATGGCGATCTTTTCCGCCGGTGAGAACTCCTTCTTACCGCTCAATCTCAAGCTGACATAGTTCTCGGATCGCCCGAGATAGTCCGCCAAGGCTGCGCGACAGATGAAATGCTCGCGGATCGCCTGTAATTTTGAAGATTTTCTCATGATGTTACTCCTTTCGGTTGCACCTCATGCAACCTTGCCAGTTAAAAAATCGAACTCGTCCGGTGTCAAAGACAACAATGATGTCAGCTTCAGAAATTCGACAACGTTCCATGTAGTAAGACCGTGCTTTTTCTTGTAAAGAAAAGTAGACTGCGGCATCCCCATTTTACGGTACAATTGTGCCTGATCTATACACTTTTCTTTAAGAATCCAGTCGAGTCTTTCGGCGAATGTATCCATAATAAACCTCCTTCCAAAGGTCGAATTTTATGCAACCTTCATATTGATAATACCATTACGAAGTCGAATGTCAATCTACTTTTTATTACAAATATGTTAACGAGTTGCACGTCATGTCGCAAAGTGTTATTATTTTGGTGTAAAGGAGTGTTATATGGACTTAAAGGAAATCGGCGCGAAGATCCGCGCAAAAAGGAAAAGCCTTGGACTCAGCCAGGGCGAACTTGCCGAGGATGTTGGCTACTCCGGCAAGGATATGATCTCGAAGATAGAAGCGGGAAAGGTAAACATGGCGATGGATAAAGTCGTCGCGATTGCTGACCGGCTCGGACTCCTTCCGTCTGATCTGCTATGTGAGCCGATAGCAAAAGACTATCGCGAGACCGTGAACGATGTTGACTATCTGATCGAAGGGTTGGATGGCGAAGATTTGAACAAACTGAAACAGTATGCAGATTTATTAAGGAGTGCGAAACAATGGCAACAGCAAAATGGGACGGAAAAAGATGGCGGCTCAGGGTCGGGCGGAATGGCGAGGTAAGGTGTTACCAATCAAAGACACCAGGCAGAGCAGGAAAGAAAGAAGTCGAAGAGATGGCGCGAAGAGACGAACGGTTCTCGGAACACGTCAGTTTTGCCGTGGCTTGGGAGCGATACATAAGAGACCTGTCCGCGTTCACTTCACCTGAACACGTTCTAAATTCGGAATCAATCGCGAAAAACTACTTTCAGGAGATATTCGACAGAAAACTAACAGATCTGCGGTTTCTGGACTTTCAAGACGTGATACTCAAGGCGAGGAAAAAGGACGGCTCTGAACTCAGTAAGAAGACACTACAGAACATCCGCACCGTGCTTGTCAATTTCGCGCGGTTCTGCAAGCGGAACGAACTGATGAATGAGACCCTGTCAGAGTTGAGGGTACCGAAGACAGCACCGAAGAAGGGCAAGGAGATCCTGCAGCCGGATCAGGTTAAACAGTTGCTAAACTGTTTCGAGGATGAATGGTATATAAATCTTTGGCGTTGGCTCGTTTGCACCGGACTAAGACCAGGCGAAGGACTCGCGCTCAGATGGTCAGATATTGAGGGCGACCGCGTCACGATCCGCCAGTCGATGAATTACAGGGGCAGAATGACGGAAGGGAAAAACAGGAACGCACAGCGCACTTTCTACCTCAATTCTGTGCTATTGGATATTCTCAGAGACCAGAAGGATAGAACATGGAGACTCAATTCTGACTATATTTTCTGCAATCATGCAGGCCAGTGCGCGAAGCAGACCGACACCATCCACTCATGGTATCGAATTTCACGCGAAATGGGGTCAAATACTAGCCCGTATTCCTTGCGCCATACATTCGTCAGTTTAATGGCGCAGACGCTTCCAGAGGCATCCTTGAAGGAATGGGTGGGCCATTCCGCGTCAATGGACACCTACGGAGTGTATAAGCACGCTGTTAATGGAGAAGGACGAAAGACTTCTGACAGTGTCGGGATCTCTCTGATTCACATAAAAGAATCGGGGAATTGACCAAAAGTTGACCAAAAATCCCCGAAACCCCTGATAAATATGGTCGAGGTGACAGGGTTCGAATTTGCCCCAGTACGTTTTTGTGAAATACGAAACCCCGATTTTTCGGGGTTTTTCGCACTTTGTGTTTTTCTCGAAAACATAAAAATGAAACCCAAATTGACCAAATATTGACCAAGCACTGTCCCAATATTGGGACACCAAATAAAAAAGCCCCCACACACCGAAGTGCGTGAGGGCGATTTTGGAGTCTGTCCCATGAAGGAGTGGATATATGTGGTTTGCGAGATGAGGAACTCCCTGGGAAGACATGGGACAGCTAGATAATATACTTGAGATATGCTTCCATGTCCTTCCACTCTGCGGAGTACAGGAAGCCGTCCACGACCTCGTCCCTGGATGTGGCTCGGATCTGTTTTGTCCAGTAGTCAAGACCGCCGTCATCCGGCTCACGGTCAAAGAATACCCTGTACAGGATCGTGACGAAATCTTCGTCAGACAGATCCCGCTCCACAAGCTCCGGCGAAGAAAGGAAAAAGCGGATCACTTGGGTCGGGGTCTGCTGCTGACTGGTGAGCTGCTGGATCCAGTAGGCCATGCCTTCCGGCTCCGGCTCGCGGTTCAATATCTGCTTATACAACGACACAGTCCAGGAAGAGATGGAGATATACTCCCACCAAGGACAGAGTCCCCACTTCTTCCACTTGGTGTCCTTGGTCACAACAACACCATAGGCGTGCCCCTTGGCTTCGATGGTGGACTTATATCCCATATAGATTCCAATATGTCCGGGTTTCCACAGAAGCACGCCAGGGATGTCCGGTATAGAATCAATGTCTCCGGTGATCGTGCAGGCGTCCATCATCTGGTCCGCTGACAGGTCGTACTTCGGGTCAAAGATTGCCGGCTCATTGATCCCCGGACTCATCATGTAGCCTTTCACAGCCAAACCGATGCAGTCGTGTACCTTCTGGCCGTAGCCAGGTTCAAAGGATTCACGTGGCCATTTCTTGTACATCTTAGGATATTGTTTTGTCTTTTCATCCAGGACCTTCTCAGATCCTAATTGTCCAAAAGTTCCGTTCTCTAATACCAGTACTGACGGCCGAGCTGGGCCTTCGAGTACTGGAGTGCCTGAAAGTTATTTTTCATTTTTTTCACCTCCTTTATCAATCTCATCCTTCGCGCCTGTTAGCAGTTTCTTTAACCACTTTGGAAGGCTCTTTTTGTTTGTTTGGTAAATGTTCTCTGTAATCGAAATGGATTCGTTAAGAATGATATACACGCCCACGATCGAACCGAAGAGAAGGCTCCCCGGGACTTCTATCTTCACAACGTGCAGCACATACGGAAGGGACACGTCCAGGAAGAAGGCGAAAGCCATCGAAAACAGAAGCGCCATCTTCTTCCAGAATCCTTTTGTCCCTTTGTCGGAGCTGATCGGAATCCCGAGTGCGAAGCTTTTAATGAGTCCGCTGATGACATCAAAGACGATCGCAACGGCGACCAGAATGATCAAAACAAAATACTGCTCTGCGATGGTGGCGAGAGCGCCACCGATCGCGGAAAAGGCAAGCAGAAACCTCTTCATAAAACCACCTCGTCATTCGCTGAGCAAATACTCTATTTTCATCACCTTCGAAGAAGTCTTCGTCTTCCTCTCTGCCAGCACGTTGATCGTTGTCATGATCATGTTGTGGAAGGCAGGCCCGAAGTAGCTTATCTTGGTCGCTGTTCTTGCACAGCCGAACTGTGCGACCTGGCCGCCCTGGAGCGGAATGACATCAGAAGAGAAGTTCGTGACAACTACGTCAGGCATCACTTCGTTCTGTTGAATAGGGTACAATCTGCCGCTATTGATGATATAGTTCTCGCCCAGGATCAAGTCATCGCTGATATTGATCGGGCGCATCATCTGAGCCGCTACCGCTTTGTATCCAGGCAGAAGTGAAGGCTCACCGGTGCCGTCGATATTGAACACTACAAAAGCAGTGCGGTCTGAGATAGGCCAATACAGTTTACCGTTGTTGAGTGGGTAATGAGGGACACCATGGAACAGGTGAGAAACGTTATCATTACCAGTATAAAGAGTCTGATGGCAGTTGATCTCATAGACTGTTTTGTTCAGGTTGCTCCGAGCTACCTTCTCAATAGTCAGCTTGCTCGTTGCGGCGTGGACGAAGTAGAAGAAAGTATCGTCATAAACGACCGTGTCACAGTCTGCCATGTTGTTCGTCAGGGACAGGCTCCGGACAGAGACCTTATCAACATCCGAGAAGGATCTCGTGATATTCAGCTTGCCGGAGTTGAGCTTGACTTCGTGGATGTCCACCAGGTTACCGCGCGCATAGATGGACATAGCTGTCATGCTGTTCGGGTTCAGGATGAGCGGATGCTCAAGCGCCTCACGCTCGCCATAGTTCCCTTCCCATGCTCTGGACGCGCCGCCTGGAGTGAGCTGGATAAAAGGCTGATGCGCGTTATCATAAGGCATCAGGCCCATGTTTCCGAGCTTGCCGGGGCAAAGGCACACGGCGTCAATATTGCCGTTGGCCTCGTTTGTGTCGAAAGTCCAAACAAACTTCGCAGAGTTCGGTGTGAATTCTGTTTCGCCCTGGTTCGGACTTCCTCTGAGTGTAGACTCTGTGCCATTAGGTTCATCACCTGCGTGGCCGGTCAGAATCGCGTCATTCTGTGACGGCGGATAGTAGTCCGCCGCAGTTCTTCCGGAGAGATCGCCCTCGAACAGAAGCACACCCGAAAAGAGTTTTTTAAGCGGAAGCACCGGCTGATAGTAAGCCAGTCCTTGGCCGTTCAATCCGAGCAGATCCGCGACCGCGTTCGTGACCATGTTCTCGTCTTCGGAAACTTCAACTTTACCCGTGTGGACATCGGTCAGCGTGATCCGTGTGCGGCCATGCAGTTCTTTTCCCTCCAGGATCGCCTGGAAGGGATCAAATTTGTCTTTTAACATATCCATATACCTCCCTGTTATTGTGGTGGACTGTCAAATGTGATCAGCATGCTGTCATGCTGAGGCTCCGCGTACTCTGTTTCACCCTCATGCCCTGCGAATGTGTCGTAAGGCAGGATATAAGCAGGTGTCTTATCGATGAACGTAAGTGAGCCTGTTTCTGTGGTCTTGGTCGTGTGGATCTGGTACAGCGGCACTGTATCGGCGCAGGTAATGACTCCGCCCCAGTCTGCGCCCTTCTCGATGCCTTGGCCCTTGAGGATGATTTTCGCGTTCGGGATATATCGCTCCGTACCGGCCCAACGGAAAGAAGCCGTTGCCGTGTCCGCGATGGTGGCGTAAGCTTCCAGCTTCAACGTGTGAAGTCCTGGCTCCGCTACAAGCGAATAGAAGACAGGCGTATCGATATATGTCATGGAATAACTGGTAAGAGGCGAATGATGCCCTGCGTAAGTCCGCTGGCCGTCAAGGTTCCAGTAGTATTCCATTCTGGCGGCGCCTAATCCGGTCATGGGCCACACGCTGACAACGCTCTGGCCTACCGCTTCGATTTCGTTCTCGCCGGATGCATAAAAATCAATCTGCCCGAGTGTCACATAAGTGTCATTCGTGTCCAGCGTTATCGCGTCGGTGTTCTCTGCGTAAAAGTAAATGATCTTACTTGCAGAACCACCGCCACCGCCGCCAGGAGTGCCGCCTCCGCCGCCTGTGTTGTTCGTGACCTTCACGCGGTCCTTACCGAATGCCTGGAGCGTCAGGACGCCCTTGGTGAATGTCCAAGCATGGACGATAGAAGGCACGTCTTCGAACTTCTGCCAGACGCCACCGGTGAACAGGATCTTATCGCCACAGTCATAGACCGGCGCGGATCTCATATCTATCCGGTAAGGTCTGACTTTGAGCTGATCCTCGACGATGTTAGCGATAGCAACACAAAAGAAGTTTCTGTTGCCCTCGCTCAGTAGTTGCCAGTACGGATTAGCGCCTAGATCATAGAGCTTTGTAGGATTTACGATAGAATACCGCTCGGTGTTGTCCTCGCCGATATCGTAGATCGTGATTCCGTCCCAGGACGTAATGAAATCGCTTATCTGTGCGCTATTCACAACACGCTCGTCCGGTGTGATCTCGTCGTCTTCCTGGCGGTTCTGGTAACCGTTATAAGACCAAAAACGAAGACCGCCATCACGATCCACATAAGCGAAGCCGCCAACGGCCTGAGCCATCCAGAAAAGCACGTCTCTGAAGGTCTTGATATCGCTGATGGAATACTGTGTAAATGACAGGGTTCCGTTCGGAAGCATCTCGACTTCTTCCTGTGTCATTCCGACATGGAGCGATATATCGAGGGTCTTCATGGTGACGCGTGTCACCATGGTCTGCATCATGTGGTACAGCGTACCCTGCACCGGCTGCTCTACCAGCTCATCAAATAGACACATCCCGTCATAGGCGGAGATCGTGACCAGGTCGTTCGCATAGCTTGCCTGTTTGACGTAGTAGTCGCCTACCTTGATTTCTTCCCACTGCGAAACGCCTTGAATCTTGACCTCGACATCGTACCACAGCGAAATCATCGCGTCCTTGAAGTAATCTGGTTCTTTGTCCACCGTAACAGACGGCAGAAACGTCAATTTCAGGCTTCCCAAGTACACACCGCCGATCGTGATATCCTCGGTCGAGCTGCATTGGTGTGAGACTGTGATGGAGTCCTTCAGGATATCGTCATCGGTAAATAAAAAACCCTGTTTCGCTGTGTGAACAGGGTCGAATTTCAGTTCACCGCGCCATCTGGCCGCGTGAACCTGTTTCTGTGAGCGTTTCAGCTCGGGAGACATATCAATCATGTTATACCTCCGTAAATACTACCGTGATTGTCCAACATCCGTTTGTCCGACTCGCGTACTCTGACCGGGCAGCCATATTCATGCTCGTGACACGAGGGCGGAAAGTGCCGGCTGTTCCTGCGCCGAAATGCATCGCGCATGTGGAAGCCATGCACTTCTCGAGAATTCTGTCCCTGAGTGTGGAATTACAGTTCCACACACAGGTAACAGTTCTCTTTTCAAGCCTCGTAACTGTCCCGATCTCGTAGCCCGATTCTGACAACGAAATGGATTCGTTGTTCGTGAAGTTGACCCTTAAAGATGTCGGATTTTGAAAATATTCGTCCCAGTAGAAATAGTTATCACCTAGCATCAGCCCCTACCTCCTGAGATATACTGTGATTCATTATTCGCGTTCGCTACGACTGTTGTGATCTTCTCGTCGCCGATATAAACAGGTATTATCGTTGCGGACTTCTGAGCGTTCAGAGCTTCAACAATGGTTGACGCACCGTCTGCGCTTCCCATCATGGCCAACGCGCCGGACGAACCTGTCGAGATGGTGTGCCCCGGCTTCTCTTCTACAGGAGCGTGCCAGAACTGTTCCTCGCCTGCTCCGCTAATTGGTGCTTGGTCGACGCCTCTGCTTCCAGGGTTTACTGTGATTGTCGGTGGAGTGTACGATGGAGAATAACTCGAGTTCTTGCCTTCCAGGATGGAGAATATCGTCTTGAGTCCTGCCTTGATCTCCGGGCGGATCCACATGGCGTCAACCATACCGTCGACGATCTTGATAGCCATCTGCTGGCCCATGTTGTAGCAAGAATCGAGCATTGTGCTTAGGATCTTCCCGAACACGTCCGTGACCAGTCCCTTCTTCTCGTACAGTTTTGCACCGATCTTCATAAGTAACTCGGCAATCGGTCCCGATTCTTTGCCGATCACGTCCATGACCTTCTCAATGATTCCGCTGTCAATGATCGCAGTAAATAGTTTGATACCTGCGTCCACAATCTTCTCGATCATCTGCGCCTCGATGATCTTGTCAGCAATGCGCTGGATGAACTCCGGGAGTTTGTCGGCGATCTTCGGGAGTGCCTTATCCATGCCATCAATGAGGGCCTCGAAGACCGTGATGGCCGCGTCAATGATCGCGTTGAGGTTCTTCTCTTCCGTGAGAGCGTCCACGATCGTGACGATCGCCTCAGCGACCGCAGGTATCAGCTGGTCAAGCACTCCACAGAAGCCATCTATCAATGTTGTAAGGATGAAGACACCGAGATCAACGATCTCCTTGCCGTGCTGGTCGATGAACTCCACGAAGGCATCAATCACCTGGACGATGCCGTCCTTAATCGCGCCGATTGCCTCGGGATTCAGAAGACCGTCAACGAGTGCCTTCATGATATCGATGCCTGCGTTAAGGATCACAGGCAGATTAGTCTTCAGACTGCTCAGGAAGGTCGTGATGATCTTCTTTACAATCTCCACGAACTGCGGGAGATTGTTGATAATCAAGTCCATGATTTTAGGAACGGTTGTGTCAATGACCTTTCCCATTTCCTCAATATCACCGTTTGCGTTAACGATACCGGTGGCGAACTCGTTCAGAATCGGCAGCCCCTGTGAAGCTAACTGCTGCAGCGCAGGGAGCAATATCATGCCAAAACCACGCTCGACAGCTTCAAGACCGTTATCGAGCATATGCAGGGAATCGTCGAATGAAACGTACTGATTGATTACATCCGAAGATAAGATATATCCGGATTCTTCGGCGGCCTTGGTAAATTTATCCAGCTCGTCCTTCGAGCGGTTGATAAGCGGGTTTAAGTCTTTCGCGGACTTACCGAGAAGGCTCATGGCCACGGTGTCTCTTTCAACAGGGTCCTTGATATTTCTCAACGAATCAATGACCTCATTGAAAACCGTGTTCAGATCACGGTAAGAACCGTCTTGGTTCTTGACAGCGATGCCGAGCTTCTGGAACTGCTCCGCCGTCGTTCCTGATCCGGATGCAGCGGAAGCCATCGACTTCTCGAGCTTGGTCATGGAGCCGGTCATCGTTTCGACCGACACATCGACCAATTCGGAAATATACATCAGGCGTTGGATCTCTTCCACGGCCAGTCCTGTCTTGCTTGCCATGGTCGAGACCTCGTCGCCATACCGTGCGCCCTCTCGAGTGAAGGATGCGAGCTTATCCAGGGTCGCGTCTATTGTGTCCGTGATATCCACAAGGATATCGGCGAATTTCTTACACGCTCCGATAACAGCGTCCTTGATGACCGAAGCAATCTTCGTCAGCGTGTCCAGGACTTTCTTACCGATTGCGACCAGCGCGGCCAATGCCGCAACCACGCCTGTAATCGGGTTGGCTGCAAGGCTCATAAACGCAGACGCAAGACCGCCTGTAGCCTTATCGAGTGCGCCCATCGCATCCTTCGCAACACCGGAAGATTCGCCTGCCTCTTCCAGTCCGTCAGAGATTCCGCCTGCTTCTTCGCCAACAGAGTCAAGAGCCTGAGCCGTTGGCGTAGCCGCGTTCTCAAGGTCGTTCAATTCCTTTTCTGTGGTCGCGATCTGTGCTGTCAGGTTAGCATACTCTTCCTTTGTGACGGTCCCCTTTTCGAGTCCTTCCGCCGCTTTGACAGCGGATTCTTTCATTAGGTCGAGTTTTTCCTTGGTCTGCTCTACCTGTTTTGAAAGGAGTTCCTGTTTCTGCGCAATCAGTTCGGTGTTGCCTGGGTCAAGCTTCAACGCGGCGTCAACATTCTTCAACGCGGTTTCCGTCTTCTTGATTGACTCGTCAAGTCCTGACATCTTGTTCGACAGATCTTGAGAAGCACTCCCTGCCTCTTCCATAGCGCGTTTGTTCGCTTCTGACGCCTGATTCATCCCCTCAAGGGATTTCTCCGTCTTGACAATTTCCGCCTGCAATTTCGCGTATTGCTCTTTTGTAACAGTTCCGTCCTCAAGTCCCTTTGCCGCTTCCTGTGCGACCTGTTTCATCAGCTTGAGTTTTTCGCTGGTGCCGTTTATCTGCTTAGATAACAGTTCCTGCTTCTGTGCCAATAACTCGACATTCTTCGGGTCGAGCTTGAGGGCGGAATTCACCGATTTGAGGGCGGAGGTGGTCTGATTGAGTGACTTATCTACCTCTTTTAACGATTTTGTCAAGCCACTACTGTCAGCATTTAGCTCAATGTTGATTCCGATTATCTTTCCGGCCATTGTTTGCCTCCTACCACTTCAAGAAATTGTCAATGTCATCCTGTGTTGCTATCTGGTTGTATTGCGCTTTGTCGTTGCAGTATTCGCACATCATGTCATAGACCTCGCCGACCTCAAGATCGAACAGGTCAGGAAACCTGATGCCCATGCTGAACGCTCTAAGCATGAAAATAGCCTCGGGATCGCTCACGCGATCCGTCGGCTTTACACGTTTTTTAAATTAGAATGTGTCTGGTTCGTACTGTTCCACAGTTCGATAAAATCACCCGACAATGCGGACAGGTCATCCTTATCAATGCCGGACAGCCACAGAATATATGAGTCCTCTGTCAGATTCTGGAACAGTTCACGCTGTGGCTTATTTGCTTCGAGCCACATAATATATGCCATTTGGGGAGTGAGTCTTTCTGTCATGTCTGCCAGATCCGCAAGGGACGTGTCAGAAGACAGCAAGTCAATAATGGCCTGCTTGTTCTCCTCTCCGCCTTCTTCGTTTAACTTCTCCCATTGATTTCTTAATTTGAAAGCCGACTGCGACATCGAAGCCAGTTCTGTCATTTCCTTGGTCAAGGATTTTCCAAACAAACGTTTGTACAAGATACTCGTAGCGGCTGAACATTTGAAGTCAGTTTCCTTCCCACCAACCATCAACTTCTTAAACATTGTAAAAACCTCCATATAGTAAAAAGGGGAGGCTCTTTCGAGCCTCCCGCAAAACACGTCTGAATTCTTCTTATGAGAATGTCGGAACAGGTACAGTAGAGAACCAACCCTCATATGTAGCGGTTGCTGTGGTCTCTGTGGTGTAAGCGTGCAGGTAGCGGTCTTCGTCCGCTCTCGGCGTTGCTGTAACTGTAACAGTCTCGGTAACAGGCTCCACCTGTCCGTTCTCGCCTGTGGTCTGGGAACCAAGAGACGGACGGGAAAGACTGCACTTATACAGGCAATGACGAACTGCCTTAACGTCACCGTTGATCTGGAATTCCAAGGCTACGAACTTCGTCTCCTTGTACTCATCAGCTGATTCAACGAGGATTCCGTTGTTGTCTGTCTTTACCCATCCGAGGTCCTTCTTGAGATCCTCAGGAACGAGCGCACATTCGAGATCGCCCTCGATGGTGCCGTCGCCGTAAGATACGTAATAGTCAGAGTCGTCTGCTCTAAACACCGACTTGGAAGCCTGTGGCGTCATGGAAAGTGACACGGCTCCGGCCCACGGCTTTAAAGTACCATAGCTAGAAGTTGTTACACCGGACTGTGTTGTTTCCGTCACTACTGCGTAGTAAACGTGCGACAAACCGAATTTAATTTTCTGCGTCTGCGACATAGAAAAATACCTCCTATTTCAAAGATTGTTTTAGTCTTGTTTCGAGTTCTTTCTGAACCCATTGGTTTACTGGTTCGATGTGTTCGTAAGCTTGAGCCTGACCAACGACACGGCCATTTCGAACGATTGGGTGACCGTATTCGAGCAGGTGCGCGAGTTGGGGCTGTGTCGTGTTCCGGATCACGGAATACAAACGACCAGACCGTTTCATCTCCATGACCTCGTACTTCCAACCGCGGGCGTATTTGCCTTTGCCCTTGAACATCCGTTTCGAGACGTCACGCAGTTGCGCTGCGCCCTCTTCGCCTACTTCCTTGAAAACTTCGGCGGTTATCTCGTCAACCTCGATTCCGAGCGAAGCCAAGGCACCGTTAACCGTGTTGCGAAGCTTTGCGACAGGGTCGCCGTTACTCGTTAGCCCCATCGAGATTACTAGAGTCTCCTTGCTCGTCCTGCGATGTCGTTCCATCTGGTACCACCTCATTCCCTATGACCTGAAAGTCGAACTCGACCTCATAACACTGTTCGTCAGAAAGATATTCCTCCGAGCGTGTCCAACCGATCTTGTTGGTGTTGAGTAGCGTTTTTATCTGACGCTCGAGTTCGGGCGATTTCTCCGCCGTATACAGGTCAACGCGAAAATCCCACTTCTCGACATACACCACATCGTCAGCCGTAAAGTTATCCGGCTGATTCACATGGATTGTGATAAATGGGAGTTTCGTTTTGTTTGGTGCATGGTCGTAAAAGCTAGGGACAGTCAGGGTGTTGAATAATGCCACAACATCAGTCTGGTTCATCCTTCGTTCCCCCTTTTTCCTCTAGGTACAGCTCCACCATGTCCGTTCCATTGATGTAGAACGTGCGGTACACCGAGTACAGTTTTGAGCCGACCTTAACGATCGGCTCGTCCGAATACTCAAAGTCGTATATGGTGGCCTTCAGAGAAGGCTTCAGACCGATGCGTCCGCCATTAAAAAACTCAGTCTGTGTGACGGAGTCCACTTGTGCAATAACTGTTGCTGTCGTGCGGGTCTGTTCAACGGTCTGATTAAGACTTCCCTGTGTCGTGATGACCTCGACCAGGTCAATGACCTGTTTATTATTCTTCATCCGGCATCACGCTCCTGTACTTTCCACTCAAAGCCATTTTCTGTTTCATGTCGTTGTATACTTTGAAATAACGGTCATCATCGAACCAACGATAACTGACGTATGCTACCACCGCTCCGTGTTGAAGCGGGGTAGCAAAGTCGAATTCGAAGGTCTTGATATCAGCCGTACTCGTGAGGTCGTCCAGTGCTTCCCAAATCAGATCACGGATCTGCTCATCGAAAGCGTCCTGAGTCACTCGAAGGCTCATCTTAACCTTCTGTAGATATGTTGCGGATACGGCTCCAACCATATTAACCCTTCTTTCTCGTGGTCTTCTTCGGCTCCTTTTTGGTAGCCGTCTCCACGATTTCTTTTGTTTTTGTCTCTTCGGCGATTGGTTCCATGATTCCCGGGCGGAAGTCTTTCACTTCCACGATGTCACCAGGCTTATGTAAACCGTTCTCGTCAAAGAATGGACCCTTAGCGATTACTTTCATCGTCTTGTCCTCCCTGCTCTAATTCAAGAGCCTTTTGGTGCGCTCTGTAGAATTCTTCGGTAATTATCATATGGCCAACATGACCGCATCGGACGGATGGGTCGAGGAAGATGTCATATCCGCACTGTCTGGCTCTCCAACAGAAAGCCAAGTCCTCGCCGAAACCCTTCATAGGCTCGAACCATGTGTGGAAATTCAATGCCACGTCTAACAAGACTTCTGTCTTGATGAGAACGCAACCGAACCCCACACCGCCGACCGTACGCAAGGACTCGGGGACTTCGCAGTCACTCCATTTCATCTTTTCCATGTCTAACTCATCAAACGCAACAGGCGAGTACGGCGGGGACCTTCTGAAGTACAACCCCGATACGATCGGAAGGTTATGCTCCAGAAGTTTCAACATGGTGTCCGGCTCGAAGATCATATCCGAGTCAAACCACATTGTATAATCCGCGCCCATCTCAACAGCGCGTTTAGCCAGTTTGTTTCTGCTGTCATATACTAAGGAACCTAGTTCCATAGCGATGACACACTCATGTCCTTTTTTCTGCAGTGTGCAGAGCGACTGAGCAAACCCAGTTGCAACCTGGTCCATTGCAGGTATGCAAATCAATATTTTAGCCATAGTTCGATACCTTCCCTTCTTTCGAGCTAACAGCGGATTACTTAACGATCTTGCAGATTGCCTGCGGTCCTACAACCTCAACGCCTACATACTGACGGCCTACGATCTTGACAAGATCCTGCTCAGCAAGGGACAGGTCGTCATACTTCAGCTTGATGCCTTCGCCATCAGGGAAATTGGCAATAACAGCCTCGCCAAGGTCACCAACGTAGCAATAAGCTACACCAGTAGTTGCGGCGGAGAATGCTGTAATGCTGTTGTTGAAGTAAACTTTCAGGCCCTCGAACGGGTCATATCCGTAAGATCCTGCGGCCTGAACTGCCTTGAACGAAGCAAAAGTAGCCTTGTTCATGAGGATGACAGGGTTTGAAGCCTGATCAGACAGCTGTGCCAGAGCATTCGCGATGGTGTTCAGTGCGATAGATGCCTCTGTGATCTTCGGAACAGCTACGTTAACGCTCGGGGTGTTTGTGGAGACTGTACCGCAAGCGGCGATCTTCTGGATGATAAGGTCAGCCAGCTTCTTCGCGATCTGGTATGTGATCTCATCATATACGTACTGCAGGAATGCCTCAGGGGTTCCCTCGATCACTTCATCGCTAATATAGATGAACTTCTTAATGTTAGCGGCAACGATGTTAACTGTACCCAGTACGAGGTTCTCAGCCTGTGTAGATGTGTTAACAGCGGCACCCTCTGTATGAACGAATGCACCGTCAGCGGAAATTTCAAAAGCAACTTTCAAGTTACCCTTAATATAAGTCTTCTTAACCAGGGCAACGATACCTTCTTTTTCCCAGGCATTCTTTACAATGTCATAGACCATCTCCGGAACCGGAACATCACCTGATACGTTTTCGGTCAACAGTGCGCGGCACTCTTCGTCCTTGCCTGTAAGAATGTAGTTCTTAAACGCGGCGCGATACTCTGCACTCTGGCAAATCTCTTTGTTTGTCATTTTTCTGTCCTCCTTGATGACTTCTTTTCTTTCTTCGACCACGACAGTCTGCTCTGCTACCGCTGTGCGGACTTCCTGAGCTTCTGCCGCTGCCTTCTTCAGCTCTGCTTTTCTTTCTTCAAGCTGAGCAACTTCTGCCTCAATCTCGGAAAGTCTTTCCTCTGTGGCTTCGGTCGCTTCTGCCTGGATCTCCAAGGCGCGAGCTTCAATCTCTTCGATGTTCATTTCTTTGATTTCACTCATCTGTCTTTACCTCCAAGATTGAGTTGAGTTTTTCGAGGACTGCCGTCCTCTTTTCGTTTATTTCCTGCGCGTGAAGTCGCTCCGCTTCGAGCTTGGCGATCTCTCCGTCACAAAGCTCTTTTGTGCGCGCTGAAATACTGGTCTGCTCGTTAGCCGGGAATGATACCGCGCTAACGTCGTAGAGCTTCCCGATCTTGGTGATCGTCCGCAAAAGCTTCGTGTCACCGTTCTCGAGTTCCTCTTCCTCATATCTGTCGCCTGTGACCGTAAACGCGAAACTCATCCGGTCAATCAGGCCGGTGTTGATCGCTTCCCAGATACCACGGCTGGCTTCTGTGCTTCCAAGGTCTGCCATGACCTTCAGGCCATGGTCGTCCTCGGATAGCTGCAGGGTCTTGTTTCTCGTGCGTGCGTACACCATGCCGGCGTGGTCGTACTGGAAGATGACATCACTCTGATCCGTGTCCCGGAACGCGTTCCTGTCGACTTGCTCCCAGACCTGATATTTTCCGTCTGTGTACAATAAATAAGGACTGTCGAATGTTGTGGCATAGCCATCAACTACGAAGTCCTTGTCTTCCGTCTGTGCCGCTCTCAATTCCATCGAGCGATACTCTCTGTTCTCCTTAATTGGCATCGTCTTCGCCCTCCTGTGTTTCTGATTCGTCCGGAGCCTCCGGATCCATGAAGTAATATTCACCACGGCGCGGGATTCTCTGGCCGAGGCCGTTAGGCAGCGGCGGGAGGTTCCACACGTCTCTGATCTCGTCTATATACATGACTCCGCGGTCGCCCATCTGTGCCGTGAAGTTCAGTTTGTCGCGGTTCGTCATGAACTGGATCCTGTTCGATGTCAGCGCGATACCGTTCCCGATATTCCGCTCTGTAAGAGTGAACAGCATCTTACTAACGACCTCAGAGAACTGGATCGCAAACGGCTCAATCGCGCCTTCGTAGAAGCTAGAAGCCTCGTCGCCTGTCAGTTCGTTCTTGGTCGCTTTTACAGAAACACCGAAATACTTCTCAACGTTCGAATCGATCAGTTCGAGCTGGGTCTTGTCGATCGTGAAAGGCTTCACGTCAATTTGCTTGACGTTCTCGACCAGGTTACTGAACAGCAAAAAGAACCCTTCTTTGTCGTTCATATTGGCGTCCTTGATCCTTTTCCGCTCTACCTCGATATCTGCATCCTGTGCGAAGTTGCTCATGTTGCCCATAAAGCGGAAGGTCGCGCAGTTCTTGATGGCTTCCTTGATCGCCTGCCGGTTTAGATCCAGGAGGTCGAAGGTTCCGTCAAGCGCCCTGTTGGACGTGCCGAAGATGTCATCTTTGTACTGGTGCTTTGTCAGGATCCCGCAGCGGTCCAGCTCAATGGCTGCATATTTTCCGCAATAGAAACGATACCGCAGATACTCCTTTCCCTTATACTCAACGACTTCGCACTCGGAAGGAAGTACGGAAAAGATCCCTTTCGTCTCGTCGTAGTCGTCCAGGATCGGGATGATGATGCAGTTGTTCTGCATCTCCCAGATCGTTCTGGTCCTGTACAGGAACTGGTACCATGTTTGGTACTGGTTCGGCTGCTGTTTCAGTACGGTCCGAAGGTTCTTCTTCGCCGTGCCGGTCATTACCGGGCGGAGTTTCGCCGTGTTTCGAGCGAGGCAGTCAATGGCAGATCTGACTTGGTCAAACTCATAGATTTCGCCCCGCCATGTCGTGAAGGCGGCTTTGTATGCCGTCAGTGTTCCCCACCGCTCAAACGCTTTCATCGTTTGAGTCTTCTTAGGGAAAAGCTTGTCAAAGAGTCCCATGTGTTTCTTACCTCACTTTATATTTTTCAATCGCTCGCCGATCTGGGCGTGCCATTTGTCTTTTACGATCAGCGCATCCAGGAGCGCCGCACAGCCATCGATGTGGCTGTTTAAATTCAGCTTCACGATCTTGACCCGCCGGCTCTCGTTATCCTGCTGCAGAGCAGTGTCGAGCAGATGGATCCTAAGCAGATCATTGGTTCCGATCTTCAGCGCGCCATCCTTGAGCTTCCCTTCTAGCTGTCGGATCGCGGGCGTCATGTTCCAGCCTTGGAAAACGTCGTCCATGTGGAACTTGCCCTTGATCTTCATGTCCTGGACAAGATACTGGCTCGAGTATCGGTCGTAACCTATCTGGAGCGGGTAGATTTTGTATTTCATGACCGCGTCCATGAACCAAGTCATCACGTCCTGATAGTCGATGAAGTTATCGCCGGAGGTTGACATAAATCCCTTCTGGATCATCTCCCGGTAAGGTATGCCGTCTCTGGCCGTCGCTTCGTCTATCTTCTCCGCAGGTAGCCAGAAGTGACTTATCACGTACTCTACACCGCCGCGCTCGATCAACAGGCACGCGCTCGTGAGGTCCGTCGTCTGCGAGAGATCGATGCCTCCGACACAGTAAGTCCCGGCGAAGTCCTCCAGCTTCAGCTCATCGCACACGGCACCGTCTACCGCCTTGGTCGACAGCCACGCGCTTGAGCTGTTCTGCTTGATGTTGCAGTATTTAGTCAGAAACTCGCTCTTTTTGCTGAGCGAGCCTTCTGCGATCCGGATCTCTTCCAGAAGGTAGTCGACCGAGACCGACGTCCCGAGGTTCGGATTGGACTTCTGCAACTCATTGATGTCGTTCCACTTCTCCACGTCATCGATCTGGTAGATCAGCGGGAAGAGTCTCGTCTCTTTCGAGTCGCCAAGCAGGACACGAGTGCCACGCTTCAGAAGCTCGTCAAACGCGCCTTCGTTCTCGTAACCTGCTGTTGATATGCTCAACAGGATCGGCTGCCGCCTTGCGCCTGCCGAGGACTTCAACACTTCATAAAACTTTTTTCCTGCTTCTCCGTGCCAGGCGGCAACCTCGTCCAATATTCCCAAAGATATGTTCAAGCCGTCCGCCTTCTTCTCGGAGAAGGCAAGCGGCGATATGGAAGTGTTCAACTTCTCGATATATATATCCGTGCGCCGCTTCTTCGCGAGCTTGTTCAGCTCCGGGTCGGTTTTCACGATCTGGTAGAAAGCGTCATAGCAAAGTCCAGCCTGTTGGAGTTTCGGCGCGGCCATGTAGACCTTTCCGCCATACTCCTGGTCAATGTACGAACAGACCGCCGCGATGCACGCGGCCAGCAACGTCTTACCGTTCTTTCTGCCGATCACGAGCAGGACTTCGCGAAACTGCCTCGCTCCGGTATCGTCAACGATTCCAAACAGGACAGACAAAAAAGCCTTCTGCCATTCTTCCAGTTTGATCTTCTGACCGCCAAGAGTTCCCTCGCTGTGCCTGCACCATCCTTCTATAAACTTGATGACCTTGTCGGCTTTCTTCTGGTCAAAATAAAAGGACTTCGCTTGAAGTCCTTTCACGATATACTCATATGCGAGCTTGACCCAGGAGCCGACCACGACAGAACCGTCCTGGATCTTCTGGTAATATGTCAGGATGTAGTTCATATCATTTCCAGCAACTCCATCTTCTCAGTCGCTCCGAGCGGGAACATCTTCGTGATCTTTTCCATCAGTACATAGTAGTTTTTCAAAGTTTGGTTGTAACTCTGGAGCGAAGCCGACACTTTCCGACCGAACTGGTTCGCGCCGTTCTTGTATTCGTCAGTGCATCCGTCCGCTTCGATCTCCGCCCTTAATCCTTCAAGTGTTACCTTCAAAAAAGCAGCCTCTTCGAGCATACCGAAGCAGATAATCCTTTCCTCCGGCGAAAGTTCGCCATAGATCTCTTTCATCGTCGAGAGTATTTCTTCCTTTCGACTCATTTGCTTTCTTTTCACGTAATGCACCCCCTTTCCCGACCTTGATCAGTCTTAATCCCCA